CAAGATTTATAAAGGCTTGACAAATGGAAAACTATATATTATAGTAGATTAAAAGGGAGTATTTTATGCCACTAATAGCTGCTAGTGAATACAATAATGTTAGACAATCAATTGCTCAAAGAGTAGGCAATTTTGGTGTATGGGCCGATCATAGTATTGCAACAAGTACCACATCTAGTGGTTATGGAAGAAATTTTACAAGTGGACTAGTTGTTGGTGGTAACACCCCTGGTGTAAGTGATACCGTAACTGAACAACAATACTTTGATTTATGGAAAGATTTACAAGCAGCTCATGTACATATTTTTGGAAGTGTAAACGCTACTATTGATCCAACAGCATTTGAACAAGGCGTAGATCCTGTTGATATTCAAGAAATAACAGATTTTAACACTATTGGTACTGCTATTTTAGGATTTAATCATGCTACTACTGATTTTAGTTCAACAAGTTTTACAACAGCAGGCTTATTAACAACAGGCGCCGCAAGTACATCTTCTACTAGAAGCACCAGTTGGGGAGGTGCAAGTGATGCAGTTAAAATTATTCGACATGAAGTTTCTGTAAACTTTTCTAGTCACAATGCTCTTTTGTATTTTCTTGCAGCAGGCGGAGAAATTAGATTTGACGCAAGTGCAACAGGTGGTACTACTGGTACAGCTGGTACAAAAGATTATAACTGGGCACAAATGTATACAGACATGGGCACAATTAGATTTGGTAGAATAGCAAATACAACATGGAGAAGTGAATCAGTTGGCGGCACTGGAACCGGATTTAGCGGTGCTAATATAGCAGATGCAAAAGCCAGTAAAACTTTGATATTTGAAAAACAAGGCGGCGGTTCTATCTATAACGACAACTATACAAGAATTTATGCATGGACAAATGGTGCATTTAGTAGCACTACACAATTAAATTTTGAAATAGAATTTGATGACGGAGATACAGGTACATCAGGCATTGATCCAATCGACGAATCAGTAACAGCATCAATTACAAGCAATTTATATACATACACACCTGATAGTGATTTTAGTTACAATAGCATAACATATGATGCTATTACTCAATCACCACCTACAGGCACCGTTGTAAGTAATTTATAAGTTGACAACAACATAAAAATTAGTTATAATTTAACCATAGTAGGAGGATTCTATGGACGAACGTCTCGAAAAAGCACTCGATATCAGTAACTATATGGTTACATTAAACAATCAAAAAAGATTACTAAATGAAAAGTATAAAGAAAATTTAGTATATTACTACAATGGCGGACAATTTTCTATCACACATGATTTGATTAGTTTTTGCCAAAGTTTAACAGCAATGAATGTTGATACCACTATTTTAGTAGATGACAACGATATTCCTATTGTTGTTGAAGATTTAGAAAAATTTAATACTGAAGTATATTCAAAATACTTTGAAGCATCAAATGAATACTTGTTTGGATATAACGAACTAAAAAATAATAGATCAGTAGAAAGTATTATGAATCTATGACAAAAGGTGTACTATTATTTGCAAGTAATAACCAGTCTATGAACTATGTTAAACAAGCAAATTTTCTTGCCAAACGAATAAAAAAATATATGGATTTACCAGTAACTTTAGTTACAGATGTAAAAGTAAAAGAAAAATATCCCGAATATGTAGAAAATTTTGATAACATTGTTTTTGCAATGCTAAAGCAAAACAGCTCTAGTCGTAGACATTATGACGGAGACTTACATAATCAAGTTTTACCATTTCATAATAAACACCGAGCATCTGCATATGATTTAACTCCATATGATCAAACAATTATTATGGATACTGACTACATTATATCAAACGATATTTTGAATAATTGTTTTACACAACACAAAGATCTAATGTTGTATAAAGATGCAACACATTTAGGTATTCATGATAAAACTCCAGAGTTTCAACACATCAGTGACACAAGTGTAGATTTTTATTGGGCAACGGTTTGCTTTTTTAGAAAAACCAAAGAAACAAAAATATTTTTTGATCTAGTTAAACACATAGAAGAAAATTACTGGCACTATAGAAATGTATATCAGTTTACTAGTAGTGTGTTTAGAAATGATTTTGCATTTAGTATTGCAGCACATATTATGAACGGATATCAAGCAGGCAATTTTGTAGGAAAGTTACCAGGCAAAAAATATTATACAATTGGTAAAGATGTTGCACTTGATATTAAAGATGACGAAATTAAAGTATTAGTTCAAAAAACAAATCGGTTTGGCGAGTACACAGGAGTGCGGATGAAAGGATCAAACGTGCATATTATGAACAAATTTAGTTTGGAGAGAATCATTGACAACGAATAACTTTACAATGTTGGCACAAAATTCTACAACAGATTATGTTCAACAAGCATGTCTTGCTGCTATGAGTATTAAAACTACAAATAGTAACGCAAGTATCTGTCTTATTACAAATGATCAAGTACCAAACAAATACAAAGATCTTTTTGATCACGTAGTTGAAATACCTTGGGGAGATCATGCTGCGGATGAAGATTGGAAAATCAGCAATAGATGGAAAATATATCATGCTATTCCTTATACTGAAACTATAGTAATGGATACTGATATGCTTGTATTAGAAGATATGAGCGATTGGTTTGATTTTTTAAACAATTATGATTTATTTTTTACTAGTAATGTTTATACATACAGAGGAGATAAAGTAACAAGTAATTATTACAGACGTAGTTGGGATACATATAATTTGCCTAATTTGTATTGTGGATTACATTACTTTAAAAAGTCAGACTTAGCACATGAGTTTTATACATGGTTAGAAATGATTAATAATAATTGGATGACATTTTATAAATCAGTAGCAAATGGTAAAAAAATACAAAGATGGTGCAGTATGGATTTGAATGCATCTATTGCTGCAAAAATTATGGATGTAGAAAATATTATTACCAACAGCAAAACACAATATCCTAGCTTTACACACATGAAACCTAAAGTGCAAAATTGGAACAAGAATTTTTCAGACAACTGGCAATCTCGTGTAGGTGTGTATTTAGATGAAAATTGTAAATTAACAATTGGTAACTATCGTCAAAGTGGTGTGTTTCATTATACTGAAGATGATTTTGTAACAGACGATATTATAAAAAAGTACGAAAAACTATTAGGAATCTAACATGGACTTAAAAGTTAAAAAAACTAGAATGATATCTTTTGATAACGATGGCAATATTTTATCAATTGGTAAAAAAATTGTGCAAGATTCAAATACTATAGAAGTAAACATTGATGACGTAAAAGATTTACTTTCAGGAAAATATTCATTTGCAAGTCATAAAGTACAATATGATTTTTTAGAAAAAAAGTTTGTGTTAAAAAATCAAACACAATTACAAGAAGAAAGTCATGTTAATTCTTTTTTGTTTGAAATTGAAACAAATGTCGAAAATCCTCAAATAAAAATTATTCAAGATAAATCAAATTATCAATGGGTATTAGAGATTGATAAAGAATTTGAAACACAAATGCTTGAAAAAAATATACCTGTTGATACAAGTAAACACTTTTATAGTATAACAAAAAAAGGTGATCCTAATATTCTATATAGAATGATACAATTTGAAACAAAAACTATTCCGTTTGCATACGATTTTGAACTTGACGATAACCCATTTTCAATCTATACTACTAAAAAGTTTCATTCTTATGGATATGAGGTAGTTGATGGATAATGTTTTTAGAGTTGTTGATTATGATATCATTTATTTAAGTTATGATGAACCTAATGCAGAAGAAAATTATTCTGATTTATGTAGAAAAGTTCCGTGGGCAAAACGTGTTCACGGTGTAAAAGGTAGTGATGCTGCACATAAAGCATGTGCAGAATTAAGCGAAACTGATAGATTTATAACCGTCGATGGTGACAATAAAATTAATGATGAGTTTTTACAACAAGTTATTAATTTTGATGTTAATGCTGATTTAAGTAACAAAGTTATTAGTTGGAAAGCAAAAAACAAAATTAATGGATTAATGTATGGAAACGGCGGACTTAAATGTTGGCCTAAAATGCATGTTTTAAATATGCGTACACACGAAAATGCAGATCCTGATAATCCACATGCACAAGTTGACTTTTGTTGGGATACAGAATATGTACAAATGGAAGGTGCATTTAGCACAATTTATAATAACGCTACACCCCAACAAGCGTGGCGGGCAGGTTTCCGCGAAGGTGTAAAAATGGCATTGGACAGAGGTATACGTCCAACACTAGAAAATTTTAGATTAAATCATTGGAAAAATTTACATCGTCTGTATGTGTGGTTAATGGTTGGTGCTGATGTAGAAAACGGCGATTGGGCTATCTACGGCGCACGTGAAGGATTGTACAAAACAATGTGTACTGATTGGGATTTTGTTAATGTACGTGACTTTGAATGGTTAAATGAATATTGGAATAGCAAAGATCTCAACGAAGACGAAATGGAAGATAATACATTATCGCTTGGTTATAGTTTGATTGAAGAACTTGATTTGCCAATTGCAGCTGAGCCATTAAATGGTAATCAAAGTCGTTTCTTCAAAACGGTATATATTAATCCAGATAGATCAAAAGGTCAAAACTTTTTAGATAGAGAGCAATAATGGAGCGTAGCGAAAGCGAAGAAATTAAACGCATCGATGGTATAACACAAGAAATATCACCAACGTTTTGTTTTGCAAAATGGTATCATGCCAACATATATTTTCAAACAGGTGAAACACATAGTTGTTATCATCCTGCTCCCCATAAAATTGACACAGCACCATTATTAGAAAATCCAAGTGCAATACACAACACAGCACAAAAGAAACAAGAACGTGCTGCTATGATGCGTGGCGAACAGCCTAGTGGTTGCAACTATTGCTGGAAAATTGAAGCACTTGGCAAAGATTATGTTAGTGATAGGAAACAGCGTAACCAAACTATTTTCTTCAAACATAGATTAGCAGCAGTAAAAGAAGGCGGTGCAGAGTTTGACGTAAATCCAGAATACTTAGAAGTATCATTTGGCAACGAGTGTAACTTCCGTTGCGGTTATTGTCATCCTAAAGCCAGCAGCAGATACTATCAAGAAATTAAACAACATGGCCCGTACACAAATGTAAAAAATCACAGATGTGATATTGATTGGTTTCAAATATTTGAAGAAGAAAACAATCCTTATTTAGATGCATTTTGGCGATGGTGGCCCGAGCTTAGTAAAGAACTGCACATACTGCGTATTACTGGTGGAGAACCTACTATACAACAAAGCACATACCGGTTGTTTGATATGCTTGATGCTGATCCTAAGCCTGACTTAGAGCTTAATTGCAACAGCAATTTAGGTGGAAAACCAAAGCAGTTAGAAAAGTTTACAAACCGTGTAAATGATTTGTTAACAAACAACAAGATTAGACGCTTTAAAATGTTTACTAGTATTGACACTTGGGGCAAACGTGCAGAATACATACGAGACGGATTAGACATTGAAGTGTTTGAACGTAACTTGGATTATTTTATGCGTAATTGTCAAGCACCAATGGTACTAATGATTACGTTCAACATTTTCAGTGTAACAACATTTCGCACACTACTAGAAAAAATATTAGAATGGCGTAAAAAATATAATGATGTAGAAACACACAGATGGCAGCGGTTAGGTTTTGATACACCACATCTTAAAGAGCCGTTACAATATGATATTAACATTTTGCCTAATAACTACATGAGTTATATGCGTGATCATTTGCAATTTATAAAAGAAAATGTAGATGATAATCGTAAAGATGCATTTAGTACAATTGAGTATGAAAAGTTTAGACGTGTTGTTGACTATATGGAAACAACTGAATATCCATTAGATAAAATTATTCAAGGACGTAAAGACTTTCACAACTTTTTTGCAGAACAAGGTCGTAGACGTGGAGTCAATCACGAAGAAGTGTTTCCAGAAATGTCAGACTTTTTTGAACTCTGCAAGAAATACGTTTAGTGCAAGTTCTGTTTCAGGCCACATATTTTCTTTTAGTTTTTTAATATAAAAATCTACATCTACACGCCAAAATGTTTGGAAAGTGCCTTTGTATTCTAGTTCAATAGGGTCTTTTAAATATCCTTGATTGTGCATTATTTTAGCCCAAATGCGATGTACTTTGTTTTGGCTTCCAACTTCGTTTGTGTTTGTGCTAATATACATAGGTTTTTCTAATCCTACGTAATGCATACAAACTGGAGTCAGCATTTGACTAGTCCAATGATTCATTGGCGAGTGTCGATAGTTATGCACAGCATGAGCACGATTGCCATCGATTAAATCATTTAATACGCAGGTCCTTGCACTAATACGATGTGCGTTTTTTCCTAATATACCCAATTGTCGTAGACTATGACTTATACTTGTTCCAACTACTTTATCTTTGTAATACATTAAAAATAGTGTAGCATCTTCGTGTTTGTCAATGTAGTCAATAAGTACCGTTTTATTATGATTATTGTAAAAACCTTTTGCTTCTGCGCCAGCATAAAACTCTGTCAAATCCTGTGTGCCGTTGTATATTTCTAGTCTATACAAAAGTTTGTGTCCTTATAATCTTTTTCAAGTTATCGTCAATTTTTATTTCATTTACTGCTCGCAATCTAAAGCGAGGAATATATCTAAATTCTTCTACAAATTCCGCCATATATTTTATATGTCCGGTGTAATGGACCACGCATTGATTTCCTACTTGCCGACATAATGCAAGTTCTGCGCCTGCTGCTACTGCTGCTTTTTCTATTTGTTCTGGATACACTCTAATTGTATCTTGCTTAAACATATTTGGCATTCGTCCGTTAAGTGTAAAACGATTTCTATCACCTTGTACACAATCACCACTTACCCATATATTAGGTTGACTACTCCATTTACAGCATATTTGATTATTTACAATATCTAGTTCTGCACCTGGTGCAATACTTTCTGCTGTATAAGTATTTTCTTCTTCGCTGTATAAAACAATAGGAGGTACTTCTGTGCTACCATACACATTGTAAACTTTATTTGGGCCATGTTCACGTAATTCGTCTAGCATTCCTATTGGTGTAAAATCACTTCCTGTAATAAGTGTGTTTACACTGCTGTAATCTAATGTCTGCCATTTTTTGTGTTTGTATAAAGTTTTCCAAACATTAGGTAACAACAGCGTATGTGTAGGACGGATATCATGTATACGATTTACATAATCAATTCCTTTAAAAGTTTCAATGTAAAGTTCACAATTTAATTTAAGAGCGAGATATACACTTAATACACTGAATGCAATACCACGAGGTGAATAGTAACTAAGTATTTTACTATTTTTTTCTAAATTTAAAATTTTTATATTTGCATTTACTGCTTGCTCAATAGTTTCTTTACTATGACCGATATGTTGTGGAAATCCTGTAGTGCCACTTGTACTTAGATTTAAAAATTTATCGCCTCTATAGCCATAACTATATCCACTTTGCCAGTACCAGTTGTGTAGTAGTTTTAATACATTCTGTTCCCAGTCAGGCTTATCACTAAAACAATCTACAGGATTGCTCAGTGTATAATCGCTAATCCATTGTTCAGAGATTTGTTCACCATCTATGTAAATTTTCATGCTTTATTATAACACAATTTTAGTGTAAGTCAACCCACGCAGAACCTGTGTATCCTTGGAATTTATTATTACTTGTATTGAAAATAATCATTCCTGCTTCAGCAGTCATACTATCTCTTGCTGCAAAATTTGTACCACGGGCTTTAAAAACAGGAACTTCTAAAACACCTGCACTATTAAATTCTAAATTCATGCTTTGATTTGCTATAGGAGTTGCAGATCCTGTTCCTAGTGCAACACTAAACCCTGTTTTTACACTACTATCAGTTGAAGTAGGAGCAGTGTTTCTGTCAACAAAGAATCCAAAATGTCCTGCATCAACAAATCCTGCACCATTATAACCAAGAGCTGCAACCATAAGCATTGGATCTGATGTTTGTAATGCTGTTTTTGCTTCTGGTGTTCCTCTAAAAGCGTTGACTAATTCAGTTGCATCTCCGTCAGATATATTGAAGTTTTTAACAATACTTTCTGCATTAAACTCAATATCACTTGTGTAATCCATACCAAGTTGTAGTACACCGTTATTAGCATATATCGAAGTTGTGCTACCAACCCATGTCATAATGTCAGTTGTTCCATCCATTAGCCTGCCTTGTACAGCACCAAAGTAATTACTTTTTACAATGTCTGCTTCTAGACCGTAGTCTTCTGTTGGTGTTAAAGTTAGCTGTGGAGTGCCATCATATGCAACTATATCGGCTTTTAAATATGCATCTGTGCGTGTAGCACCAATTCCTAAAATAGGTCCCTTTCCAGCATTATCAATATGAGAAATACCGCCTCTCATTTCCCATTGTCTATGAGCTGCATGTTCGTTGTAAGCAATCAGTACGGTTGGATCTGTTTCATCTCTTTGTACAGCCATAATTTGTCCGTACAAATCTCCGGTAACGTTACCAGTAACATCACCCGTAACATTACCGTCTACATTACCAAAGTGATGTCCGGTTGTATTTCCAGTAACTTCTCCAGTAACATCGCCAACAACATTACCAATTAAGTTACCTCTAATTGTACCTGTTGTGTTAAGAGTTCCGTAAAACGTACCAGTAATACTATCAGCTACAATTGTTGTTGCATCTATTGATTTTGTAGTATGGTTAATCATGACAACACCTTCGCTGTCATACATATTACCTTGCATGTTGCCTACCAGTAGTGCTTGTTCGCTGTTTAAAACAATATTACCATTTGTGTTACGTACATCACCTTTAATATCAGTAGTAAATAAACGTAGATCGTTATTAAAGATAGTGTTACCGGAAATATCTTCAATATCTCCTACTAATGGACCATATATTTTTCCGTTTGTTGTGTCAACTTGTAAAACACCGTCACGTGTTACAACATTGCCTTTAACTTGGCTTGTCCAGCTGTCAACGATAACTTGTTCATCAGCGCCTACAACATCAATTCTATATGCGTCACCTGGTATAATTGTCATGGTAATCCTCCGTACAAACTATTTATCAATTCTAAACTTGACAAGCTAGTTATATTATCATATAATTATAGTATGTATGATATATTTTTTATAGGTCAAAAACATTGGAGTGGCTACAAAGCCTTAAAAGAAAGATTTCCTATGGCTCGCTGTGTAGAAACGGTGCCAGAAGCAAAACAAAAAGCACTTACAAAACATTTATGGATTGTGTATAATGACGTTGATTTGGTTGATGATTGGAAATTTGATTACAAAGTAGATGAGTATAGTAAAGAATACACACATGTATTTTTGAATGAAAGATTATATTATAAAGAAGAATATTATGATGGCGTGTGTTTAATGCCGAAAGATAGTCATCACGGGCCAGGCGAATTACAAGCAAGATATTACATTAATAAAAAGTTTGTTCCTGTTGTTGCAAGCAGGCCAAAAATTGATCAGTATGATGTTGTGTTTATTAGCTATAAAGAACCTAATGCAGATGAAAATTTTGAAAAACTTCTCGAAAAAGCACCTCATGCAAAACGTGTACATGGAGTAAAAGGTATTCACCAAGCGCATATTGAAGCAGCAAAATTGTGTCAATCTAAGATGTTTTTTGTTGTCGACGGCGATGCCCAACTTACAGACTATTTTAAATTTGACACCTTTGTTCCTGAAACACATAATAAAGATGCAGTTCACGTATGGAGATCACAAAATCCAGTAAATGGATTAGTTTATGGTTACGGCGGTGTTAAGTTGTTGCCAAGGCAACAAACGCTTGATATGGATGTAAACAAGCCTGATATGACAACAAGCATTAGTAATAAATTTGTTGCTGTGCAAAAAATTTCAAACATTACTGCATTTAACACTAGTCCATTTGAAACATGGAAAGGTGCATTTAGAGAATGTGCTAAATTAAGTAGTAAAGTAATTGATAGGCAAAAGGATCAAGAAACAAATCGTAGATTAAGAACTTGGTGCACATACACAGAAGATGATGCAGAATTTGCAGAGTATGCAATTATTGGTGCTAAAGCAGGTGCAGCATATGGTGCTAGAAATCAAGGTAAACCAGACGAGCTTAAAAAGATAAATGATTTTGATTGGTTGAAAGAAAAATTTGATGCTGGAAATTTTTGAAATATTAGATAGATTTGAATTAATTCATGCTGACGATTCTCGCTTTAGTAAATTACGTAGATTATACATAGATAAAGATTACACTAGTTTATTTGAGTTAGTTGAAAAGGATGAGTTACGGCGTGCTATTTTAGAAGAAAATTGGCATAGTATATTTAGGCTTGTAACTAACAAAAGAATTATTGGCGATATTGAAGATTTAAGGAAAGCAATTCTTGAGCAAAATATTCATAGTTTGTTTAGATTACTAGCAGGAAACGATAGTTTAAAACTTGCTATTATAGAAAAAGATGAAAATTCAATTTTTAAATGTGCTGGTAATGATGATATACGTAAACTTGTTTTAGACGATAATCTTTTTAGTTTGTTTAGATTACTTGCAGAATATTCAGATTCAACTCTTGTAAATGCACTAAAAAATTTAATTACAAACGATATAGAGTTTGATAAAGATTGTTTAAGTAGAGGTCAATTACAAAGTAAACTCTGGCTTATAGATGAACTTAAAAAATTAAATTTAGATTTAGGAATAGTTTTTTTATGTGCAGGCTGGTATGGTATTTTAGCAACTATGATGTTAGATGCAAAATTAAAAATTGATAAAATTACAACATTTGATGTAGATGAGTCTTGCGAAAAAATTGCAAACATTATTAACAAGCCTTATATTTTAAACAATTGGACATATAAACATTGCATACAAGATATACATGATATTAGATTTGATGGACATATTTACGATGTAAATAAATTTGACGGAACCCAAGAAACAATCTGGGAAACACCTAACACCGTTATAAACACAAGCACCGAGCACATTGAAAATTATCATGTATGGTATCATAAAATTCCAGAAGGAACAATTTGTATTTTGCAAGGTAATAATTATTTTGAAATACCAGAGCATGTTAATTGCTGCAACACACTAGAAGAGTTTAGCAAGTATTCGCCTATGGCACAAACTTTATATGAAGGCGAATTAAATTTAGGAAAATATACAAGGTTTATGAAAATTGGAATTAGATGATCTAAGTGTAAGACAATTACAAACGGAAAGTGCAAGAGCATTGAGTACAATGCAAGCAACAAACAATAACATATGGCAGTTTAATAAAAAAGCTCACCATAATAGTCAAAATTGGTATAAAGCTGTTATTGAATGGTATGTAGAACAATACGGAGATTTGCCAAGCAAAGTAGGCCCTGGTAAAGATGTTAAATTGGTAATGGAGAATTAAAATGAGTGATCTAAGTATCCTAATAGAAAATAAAAAGCGTTTATTAAACAATGCTGTATCTTATATGAAACAACATCATCCTGAGCGAACGCAAGAACCAGAAAAATGTTTTAGAGATTTAGGATACATTATTGATGCATTTATTCATGATGTTGAAAACAACACTAATACTAATACAATATACATTGGTAACAAATTTTGGGTAAGAGGCAAAAGACAAATTGTTAGTACCGAAGTTGAATTTGCAGTATACGATTGGATAGTAGATTTTATACAAAATCAACTAATGTGCTCAGAAGATTTTTCTAATCAAATTAGTGATTTGAAAAATACTTTAAAAACTATTATTGAAAGAGGACCGATTGAACAGCCTAATACATGGCATCGTGCAGCACAACAAAGAGTTAACACTTATAATTGGACAGACGCAGTTCCGCCAATTGATATGATAAAAGATATTATTAGTGATGTGCATAATTTTTCACCTAGCAAGCAGCGTGTCACACGTTATAGTATTGAGATATACAGAAACGACAATGAAGAAAAACGTAACAAAATTTATAGAGCCGGCGCTGCAAGTAAAAGTGAAACGGCTAGACACAACCCTCAAATGCTTGCTCCATACTTATTATTCTTTAAACCTAGAGTAATTAGTGATGATTATAGCATGACGGATTTTTATATGGATGTAGGAATTGCAACTGCTACTATAATTTATAGTGCAGCAGATAAAGGTTTATATACTGGATTATGTCGGTGTGTAAATTATCCTGATCTAATAAAGGAAGCAATTGGCTTTTTTCCAGAAATGACAATCGGTATAGGTTACAAAGATCCAGCAGAAGAATATTTCTGTCCGTATTATCAAAAAATGGTTCCAATTCCAAGAAGTGATCACGACACAAAACCAGATTTGGATGCATATGTAAGTTATGTCTGACACATTCTGTGTCTTACCTTGGATAGGTGCCAGTAGTATTACAGGTACTGGCGCTTATCGACCTTGTTGCGTATACAATCCTAGTAACGATGCTCACTGGTCTGATACAATAGAAAACAACAATAGTAAATTTGATGATTTACGAAAAGATTTGTTAAATGGAGTTCGTAGAAAAGAATGCACTACATGCTGGAACCATGAAGATTTAGGAAAATTTAGCAGACGTCAAAGTGTCAATTACAAATTTCAAGATTACATTGAAGAAATAAAAACTAATACTACAAAAACTGGTTCAACAAAAATTACTCCATTTTACTTTGATATGAAAATGAGTAGTTTGTGTAATTTAGGCTGCCGTATGTGTGCACCTGGAATAAGCAGTGTTTTAGAAGCAGAAGTTAAAAATAATCCTAATGAAAATTGGCTTAGAGAAGAATATAGATTTCCTGCAAATGTTGGCACATGGGAACAAAATGCTTTTGATCAAATTCAAAAGCAAAATGTAAAAGAATTAAAATTTACAGGCGGCGAACCTTTTGCAAATCCTAAAATTTTTGAATTTTTAGAATCATTAAAAAATAAAAAAGAAATAAGTTTAAAATTTATTACCAACGGCTTGTTATTAAAACAAAAGCATTTTAAGTTGTTAAACAAGTTTAAAGATTTACACATTAGTATAAGTTGCGACGGAATTGAAGATGTTTACGATTATATCAGATGGCCAGGTAAATGGAAAAACTTTGAAAAAGCATATAATACTATAAAAGATAATAGTAACATGAATGTTGTTTGTGTTGTTAGTGCATATAATATTTTTAAGTTAAATAACATAATTGATTATTTTGCCGATACAGAGTTTCATATGACACCTTTAATTACACCTAATTACATGTATCCTTTTGTGCAAGGTAAAAATTACAACTTAGATCCAAATAAGCACAAAGATATGCCTAGTGTTATTGCTACAAAAAAACCGTTTGACCAACATTTGTATGATATGTTTGTTGAGCAAACAAAAATAAGAGATAAATTAAGAAAACAAAATTTCTGGAATGTACAAAATTAACGAAATCCAAACATTACATTTAGAAGTTACTGAACGTTGTCAAGCAGCCTGTCCTCAGTGTGGAAGGACAGGTATAAATATCATGCAAGCAGAATTAAATTTAGAAGACTGCAAAAAATTATTTTCTCAAAGTTTTATTAAACAATTAGAAGTTATGTACATGTGTGGCAATTTTGGAGATCCTATTATTGCTCATGATACGTTGGAAATATTTGAATATTTTAAAAGTATAAATCCTAATATACATTTACGCATGGTAACCAACGGCGGTGCAAGAGATACAGCATGGTGGGAGAAAATAGCAAAAGTTGTTGATGTAGTTACATTCAGTATAGATGGACTTAATGATACAAATCATTTGTATAGAAAAAATGTAGTTTGGAACAAAGTTATTGAAAATGCACGAACTTATATTACCAATGGTGGATATGCAAGATGGGATTATTTAATATTTGATCATAACAAGCATCAAGTCAAGGACGCCGAAGCATTGGCAGACATGTTAGGATTTAAAGAGTTTGTAACCAAAGAAACAACTAGGGGTAAATCTTTACCAAAAGTTCCTAAAGGTGTAGAATGTAAAGTACAAAAAGAACGCAGTATATATGTTAGCGCCGAAGGCAAAGTTATGCCTTGTTGTTGGATAGGCAGTACAAGATATAAAAAAGAATGGCAAGATTGGGATAAGAATTTTGATGCAAAAAGGTTCTCAGATATAATAGATAATCCGTTAGAAGTTTGTAAAAGAAAATGTAGCATATATTACAAACCATATGAATCTCAATTTATAGACAGGAAGTATAATGAAGCATAATGATATTCCTAGTTTTAAAGATCCGTCAATTGACTTTAATCTTTCTAACGCAATTAAAAAATATAATCCAAAAAAAATACTTGAAGTAGGAGTTGGATTAGGTAGTAGCACTTGGAATATACTTGATAGTGTATCCAACACTATAGTTTATGCTTTAGATAAATTTGAATTTAATACAGAACCATATAGAATAGAAAAAATTAAAGAACATAAATTTTATTATGAAAAAGCAAAACAAGATAAACAAATTGTTAATGATGCATATGAACATTACAATATATTTTGCTGGTTGATTGATCAACATCAAAACCCTTGTTTTGTAATTAAACAAGATATATGGGATTTTATAGAAAATGAAAAAAACACTTTTGATTTTGTATTTTTAGATAATCAAAAACATCTGCCAGTTTTGTTAAAACAACTAGAATTTTTTGCAGATAGTGTTATTTGTGGAACTGGCTATACTAATGAACATAATAAAAAAGATGTTGACTTATTTTCTGTTGATAAAAAATTATTTGTTGATAATGATTTTTGGATTATTGACAAAAACTAAAAAGGTGTTATAATAAAACAATGTACAAGTATGAAGATATAAAAGTAGTTCATTTAGAAGTTACACAGCGTTGTCAAGCAGCATGTCCTATGTGCGATCGTAATATGAACGGTGGTGCTGATAATCCACACATTACAAATGCTGAACTAAGTTTAGAAGATTGCAAACGTATCTTCAAACCAAAATTTATTGCACAACTTAACACAATGTTCATGTGTGGTAACTTAGGTGATCCTATTGTAGCACGAGATACTTTAGAAATATTCCGTTACTTTAGAGAACATAATGCAGACATTTGGCTCTCGATGAACACAAACGCAGGAGCAAAAGATGAAACATGGTGGCGTGAACTTGCCCAAGTCTTTGGTAGAATGGGTGCTGTTATTTTTAGTGTGGACGGTCTTAGTGACACTAATCATTTATACAGGCAGAATGTTGTCTGGAACAATGTAGAACGCAATATGCGGGCGTTTATTGATGCAGGCGGCAGAGCACGTTGGGATTTTCTTATTTTTCAACATAACGAACATCAAGTAGAAGAAGCAGAAGCATTAGCAAATGCGTGGGGTTGTGAACGATTTATTAAAAAGAAAAGCGGAAGATTTGTTACTAGCAATATTGTACCAAAAGAATCTCATCAAGCAGTTGATAGAAAAGGCAATGAAACTGCTAAACTTGAAAAACCTAAAGACGAAAAAAATAACAATTTAGCATTGTTAAAACAAAAAGAAATTGAGAAATCATACGGAAGCATGAAAGAATACTTTGATAAGTGCAGTATCAAATGTAAAGTAGCAGAAGAAGGTAGTGTGTTTATCACTGCTGAAGGACTATTAATGCCATGCTGCTGGACTGCTGGACGTATGTATAAATGGTGGCATCCTGATCCTAGAGTTGAACAAATTTGGGATCATATTGACAATGCTGGAGGAAAAGAAGGCATTGACATAATTGAAAATGATATTAAGGACGTTGTCAACGGAAAGTTGTTAAAAGGTATTACAGATAGTTGGAATCTTCCTAGCGTCAAAGATGGTAAACTAGGAGTTTGTGCTCAAAAGTGTGGTTCAGAATTTGATCCATTTGCGGAGCAATTTAAGTGAAATGCATATTAGCATATGAAGAAATTGATTTTTCAAGACCTTTTGCAAGTCCATGTTGCCACATAATGCCAGATGAAGAAAATTTACACATAAAAAATATTATAAATTTAAACGATTTGTTGCATAGTAAAACATACCAACGGGTAAGAAATACTATGCTTGAAAATAAAAAAGATTCTATTTGTGATGTGTGTTGGAATATTGAAAACATCAATGGCGTAAGTGATAGGCAAATTGAAAATCATATACGTAAAGATAGAGAAACTATAGAATTACGCAGTTTAAAAATTGCTCTTGATTACACATGTAATATGATGTGTAGAATTTGCACTCCTATGTTAAGCAGTAAATGGAATTCAGCACATCAATTAAAAAAAGAAATAAATCACATAGACGACTATAGTGTTGCATATCCCAAGTATGATGTTAAACAAATCATAACAAATAGCGATATTAGTAAATTAGAAAGAATAAAAATTTTAGGAGGCGAACCATTTTATAGTAAAAAACTAGAATGGTTTATAGAATACTTACAACAAAAAACTGATTACAAAAATTTACAAATTTATATAACAACAAATGGTAGTGTATTTCCTAATAAAAAATTATTAGAAAAATTACTTGCTTGTAAAAAATTACATATAGAATTTAGTATTGATGCTGTAGGCGATCTTTCTAAATTATGTAGATGGGGCGTAAATTGGAATATAATAGACACAAATTTAAAACAATGGGCTGCTACAAAAGATGTAATTAATAGTGTTCATTGTTCTGTAAGTGTGTACAACATAAACAAATTATCTGATTTAATAACCTATTGTAATGAAAACAAACTATGGTTAAATTTTAATAAAGTTAGATATCCTAAGCATTTATCAATTGATATGATTGATATTGATACAAGAAAAAATTGGATGCTTAAATCAAATGATGTAATTTCACAACAAGCAAATAAAATAATTATATTACAAGAAGAAGATAATACATCATTAAAAAATAAGTTTATAGAATTTAATAATTCTTTAGACAAATTCCAAAAAGAACAATTGAAAGATTTAAACAAAGAAATATATGAATACTTCTATCAAAAAAGTTGAACTAGAAATTACCAGTGATTGTAATGCAGCATGTCCAGGTTGTGCTAGAACACTTAACAAAGAATTGTTGCAAATAAATTCATTTACGTTGCAAGATTTGCAACGTATTTTTCCTGTTGATGATTATACAGGAGTAGAATTTAAGTTTTGCGGTGTTTTAGGAGATCCTATTGTAAATCAAGATTTTTTAGATATGGTTAAGTATCTTACCGATTTAGGTGGTTATTGTGAAGTTAGCACCAATGGCGGATACAACACAGGTAAATGGTGGAACGAATTAGGCTCAATAGCAACAAAGCACCCAGGAAAATTGCATATTCATTTTTGTATAGATGGATATGAAGAAACAAATCATATTTATAGAGTTAACACCAAGTGGAAAACTATTGAACGTAATATTAATGCCTTTGCGCAAACTGCACCTGATAAACATGCTACTTGGATTTTTATTGTATTTGATCATAACGAATATGAATTAGCAAAAGCCAAAGCACACGCTAATATTTTAGGTTTTGAATTTGCAACACGTACAGGTATGAGAAATAGTTATCATCAATGGATATCTCAACTAGGCAAAAAAAATAAAAAAGTTGAACAAAAAATTACAACTACAGGTAAAAAAGAACATAGCAAAAAAGATATTGTAAAAGATCTAGATAAATTTATTACTGAATATAAATCTAATGTTGTAGACAAGGAAAAAACACAAAACATTGTAAACAGCATTGTTTGTAAATATATACATGAGCAAGAAATTTTTATTGCAAGTGATCAGACCATGTGGCCTTGTTGTTTTTTGTGGGATAGCGCATTTAAAAATAAAGAAGATATTTTATATAAACTAAATCAATTTGAACCAAATTGGAATAGTTTGAAACATCATACTATTGAACAAATACAAAAACACAAATGGTTTGAACACCTTTTAGAAGCAAGTTGGCAACCAACACACCCGTTGCATTTTACAAGATGTATTCGTACTTGTGCTAAAAACAAAGCATATCATAACGAGATTAATTATGAACCAGTTTGACATTGACTTTGAAAAATTTATTCATCCTTACAATGTAGAAAATGGAATAGATTCTGCAAAAGTAAAAAAATCTACAAAGAAGCAATACAAATTTATGTTTGAGCAATCTAAAGTAGAATTTGTATATTATAAAACACATGAATGGTATGATCAGCACAAGTATGTAAAAGGAAAAGAATGGCTCGATCCGCCACACAAGTATTTAGGTTATACAGACATGAAATTATTTAAATGTTTTGTAGCTGACGAATGTCAACGGCGTGCAACCCAAATAATTGAATTATGCTGTGATTTGTATAAGAATTCTGTAAATGTTTATCCAGTATACATTTGGCCTAGTAGAGTTCATCCTGGTAACACACTTATGAACTCATTAATTTGGCTTAACAAGCCTTGTTGTGTAATTAGAGTAGTTCCACAATTTTTTAATGATAATGGCAAAGTTTTAAAAACAATAAAAAGTTTACAAGACATACAGGACATATATGCAGATAAAAAATTATATGCATTTTTTGTTGGAAAAGAAAAACATCATGGACTACAATGTATGGTAAAACATGGTAACTTTAATAGATGGGATCCTAACGGATATTTAAGATGGAATAGTGATGTACCAGAAGACCGCTTTAGGATCGATTTATTTTTAGAAAGGTTACAAAAACACACACAAGATTTAGATGGAGAAAAAGTTAGCATACCTTTAAACGTCAAATATCAATTTCAAAAATTTGAAATTACTATTCCTAATAGTAAAGAAGTTGAAAATAAAATAATGTTTGAAATGTTTGAATGGGGTAGTAACAATTTGTAATGTGCGGATTTTATTTTAGTAACCAGCATCCAAAATTTGATTATGATTTTAAAGATGTTTTGCAACGTGGAATAGATGATAGGGTTTTTATAGACAAAGATTATTTTGCTATTCAAAGTGTGCTACCTTGTGTAAATGATATAAATTTTGATTTATATGAAAATGATAATTTTTTATTTTTGTACACAGGTGAAATTTACAATTACAATAGAAAGTTTACCTGCGATACAGAAATGTTTTTCCATGATTTAGTAAATGGTAATTCTATATCTCATTATAACGGAATGTATGCCTATGTATTTTATAATAAAAAAACTAAAGAAATAAAGTATGGTAGAGATAAAACTGGACAAATACCTTTATTTGTATATAACAAAGACGGACATTTTGTTATATCTAATACAATTAAAAGTATAGTAAAAACTACAAATACATGTATTAATAAAAATGCTTTACATTTATGGAAACAATCTAAACATTATATTTTTAATGAAACACCGTGGCAAGATATTTATAGTGTAGAACCTTATAGTGTTGAACCATGTTATGAAGATGTGCCTGTGTATACAACGTTCCATAACATGATAATTGATTATTCTAGTAAACTTAAAAGTGCAAGTATAAACAGCGGTGGAGTTGATAGCGGTTTAGTAAGTAAATGGTTTGGTGAATTTCAAGTGGCACTCAATCATATTGGAAAAGATTTTGTTAGTAATGACTTAGATTTTGCATATAATATCACAGAAGAAGAATGGTGTAATTATACAGATGAATTTATTGAAGCAACATATTTGTTTCCATATACATGGAGTTGGATAGGGTACTATATTTTAGGTAAAAAATTACAAGGAAAAATTAACATACTTTACACAGGTGAAGGTGCGGATGAAATATTTGGCGGTTATCCTGGGTATAGTTTAAAACAAAGAACTCCTTATTCTGATTATTTTGAGATTGACAAATCTAACTTTTTAGTTAATAATAAGTTAAGTGATCAAAAGTATTTTATTCCAGCTGCATGTATGGGTGCAAATTTAGCATTAGGATGTTTTACTATTGAATCAAGAGCACCATTTCTAGATAGAAGGTTTATGAATAGCAAGCAATACTTAGCAGAAGCAGACAAGCAAACGTTAAAAGACTATTATAAATTCATGTATAAAAAAACACCAGCTCCTAAACAAGGATTTGCTGGATTTCCTGACGAATATGGTAAAACATCGAGTTGGAAAGACGCATGTTTTCAAACATTAATTAAATACGCAGATAATTAGGTAAGTACAATATGAGCAAAGTTTCCGATACATTCTGCATCCTACCATGGGTGCATCTAAGCACAAGACCAGATGGCAGCATGAGAGTATGTTGCACAGCCAATGCATCAAGTGTTGGTCCAACAAATGACAAAGAACATGGTGGACAAGTTGGCATCTTAAAAACAGATGATGGTAAACCCAACAATTTGAATGTTACTGATTTCCAGACTGCTTGGAATAGTGATTATATGAAGAATGTGCGCAAGCAAATGATGAATGGCGAAAAGCCTCCTAGTTGTTTAAAGTGTTATAAAGAAGAAGCAGCAGGACACAATTCAAAACGTATGTGGGAAACAGCATACTGGAGTCAGCGTGTTAATGTAAATGACTTAATTGCAAATACAACAGAAGATGGAGAAGTACCTCCTCAACTAGCATACATTGATTTACGTTTTGGAACAAAATGTCAACTTGCTTGTGTTATGTGTAGTCCGCATGATAGTAGTGGCTGGATTAAAGATTATAAAAAGATTTTTCCTGCTGTTCAAAATGAATCTCTTAAAGAAACTATGCAATGGCAAGATAAAGGAAGTACAAATGGCAGTAGTTACAACTGGCACAAACAAAATGATGTGTTTTGGAAGCAGTTTTACGAACAAATGCCAAATATGCAACAGATATATTTTGCAGGTGGCGAAAGTCTTATTATTGAGGAGCATTATGAAATACTTGAAGAAGCAATTCGACAAGGTATTGCAAAAGACCTTGAACTACGTTATAACTCAAATGGAGTCGAATGGAGAGAAGATTTATTTGATCTATGGAGAGAATTCAAACTTGTGCGTTTTCACTATTCGGTAGATAGTATACATGAAATGAACAGCTATATACGTTATCCAAGTGAATGGAAACGCACAGAAGAAGTGTTTCATATTTTAGATAAAGAAACAAGCAATAATGTAGAAGTTACGGTTGCTTGTGCAGTACAAGCATTAAACATCTATTATTTGCCTGATTTTATCAAATGGAAGTTAACACAAAAGTTTAACAAAATAAACATGTGGCCATTTGGCGCAGGAGGTATTAACTATCACTTTGTGTATCATCCGCCACACCTTAATGTAAAAGTGTTACCAGAATGGTTTAAAGCAGAAGTGCGTAAAAAGTATGAGGAGTTTTATCCTTGGTGGGAGGAAAACTGGGAACTTGGTGTGCCCAGTTGGCACAAAGGTAAAGTCACAAAAGAAATGTTCGATAACGCACCTTACGGCTTAAAACGTTTAGAAGGTATGTTATCATTTATGGAAAGTGAAGACTGGAGTAGACGTTTACCAGAGATGCAAGAATTTTTACAAAGATGTGATGCTCAGCGTGGTAATAGTTTTGCAGAAGTATTTCCTGAAATGAAGGACATATTTGATGGACGATAAAAATTATTTAAAGCACTTAGATAATCTTTACAAAAATAAAAAAGAAATTGCAAAATATGAACTTTTGTACAGGAGAAAATATCCTGACTTGATTTATATCAACGGATTACCTATCCATTTTGATAGCAGTTTTGATAAAATACTTATTAGTTTAAGTGGTGGTGCTGATAGTGCTATATTAGCATACATGTTGTTAGATTATATAAAAACAAATAAGATTGCTACCAAAGTACATTTTTTTAGTGCAGTAAGATTTTGGAATTCAAAGCCATGGTTAGAACGCAATGCACAAGAAGTAGCAAGTTATTTAAAAGAAAAGTTTGGAGATATAATTGAAGAACATCATTGGGGATTTGTTCCGACGGAGTTAGAAGATGTTTATGTTTCACAACTTAACAAACCTTTTTTAGAAAAAATATATCCTAAGTATTCAAAGTGTGATACTATTTGTGTTAATGAGTATGAGCATTTTTTAATGAAAAAACACAAAATAGATTTTATGTATACAGGAACTACAATGAATCCACCTTTAAACACTGAAGATCAGCCCAAGTTTAGAGACGAAGAATTAATAAAAGACAACCTTGAATGGGTATTGTCTTTAAATAATTGTAATCCGTTTGGCCTTGTAAGAAAAAGTTTTACAATGGCTCAATACAAAAATTACGATTTAGATGACTTATTAAGTCTTACAAGAAGTTGCGAAGCAGATGTTGTAAAACTAGGTAACATGTGGATTAAGAATGGCTTAATGCCGCCTGTTTGTGGAGATTGTTTCTTTTGTCAAGAGCGTCAGTGGGGTATTGACAATAGTGAAGGATTTTTATTGGAGAATTTATGAGTCTCGATTGCTATTACACATTAGGTGGTTTAAATTATAAAAATGGATTTGTAACAAGTTGTCCACAACAGCATGAAAAAATGCAAATTATGGATGAAGCCTATTTACCGTCTGAAATATTTAATAACGAGTATTTTAAAAAACACAGACTTGAAATGATGTCAGGAAAATGGAGTAAAGGCTGTGATATGTGTGAGCATGTTGAACATGTAAATGCTGGTAAAAGTATGAGACAGCAGTTAGATGCTGACACTTCTTTTTATAACAAAGAAACTGGAGAAAGTAGTTTTGAAGGTTTAAAAACCGTAGAAATACGTTTCAGTCATAGTTGTAATATGGCTTGTTTGCATTGCAGTCAAGTGTTTAGCAGTGGCTGGTTAAGTAAACTCAAAAGATATACACCTGACGAAGAAGTTGAAAAATATGATTTATTACAATTAGCCGGTAAGATGCATAGACAAGATACAAATGATGATCTGACTATGCAACTATCTTTGCCTAGAGCGTTAGAAATTGTCGATGACTTGAATGCTAATTTTCCTAATTTAGAACGTGTTGATTTTGCAGGCGGCGAAGTATTGTATCAAAAACAATTTTTTCCAACATTAGAAAGATTAGCTCAACACCCTAATGCAAAAAATATTAAAATTATTTTTCATAGTAACTTTAATGCTGATTTTGATCCTGTAAAATTAAGTGATGCTTTGAGAAAGTTTGGATATGCACATATTATGATGAGTATTGATGCAGGGCCACGTATCTATTCGTATTTTAGAGACGGTGATTGGGACGTATTAAAACGCAATATTGATAAATTTAGAGAAGTCAATCAAGGACACACAGAAATGAATGTTGTGTGTACTACAGGTACATATCAATTAATGGAAATAAAAGATGCTTTTTTAAATTTCTTGGATTTAAATTGTAATTTTATAGATGCAAGTATTATATACACACCCTTCTATCTTAATCCTGCTGTTATGATGCTAAAATTTAGAAGTAAAGTTCTAAATGACATTGAAAATACACGTAATTCAATTTTTGATTTGCAAAAGCAGAGAGAATTAGATTTAGAAAATACTAAAAAGTTAGAATCATATTATTGGGATGATGTTTTAAATATACACGTATGGCAAGATATATTAAGTGCTATTCGTGCATTAGAAGATATACGTAAGTATATTCTCAATTATTCGGCTAAACGTAGTCATTGGAAAAGTTTTTGTAAGTATATAGAAAAAACTGACGTGATATGGAAACAAGATTTTAATAATTATTTTGAAAATTATAAATTTTTAGATGGAGATATTGTAGCAAATGTTTAAAGTTAACAATAGCATGTATCAAAATGTGCCTAAAGATATTTTATTATCTGAATTTTCAAATTTAATTATTCCTTTTGATAAAAATTGGAATAAAATTGGCGTCAATCTAAGTGGTGGTGCTGATAGTGCATTGCTTACCTTTTTGTTATGCACAATTATTGATACTAACGAACTTGATACAAAAATTGATATTATTACATATCAACGTTGTTGGGAAACTAGACCTTGGCAAGGATACATAGCACATCAAGTTTACACATGGTTAGCAAATAGATTTCCTAATATTATACAAGAAAGACATTTATGTTATATTCCACCCGAATTAGAGCATGGAGTTATAGGACCAATTGTTGACGGACGTAGTGGTGATCAAATTATTGTAGGAAGTTACAATAAGTTTGCTGCATGGCAGTATAACTTAGATGCTGTATACAATGCTACTAGTAAAAATCCTGATGATTTACGTGAAGATCGTATGACAAATAGAGATAAAGATGCCGAAGACGGAAACATTACTGATTTATG